AGGGTCGGGAGCAGAAAAGATACAAAAAAATGTAAATGATATGTTCAACAGTGTTGAAATACAGGCTTTGTATTCTTATGCAATACCAATTCCAAAATTAGCAACTATGTTAATGATTTACAATGTTTTAGGAATAGTCACTGATAATAATGTAAATAAAAACTTTGATAAAACAAAAGAAATAATAAAACAAAGTTTCGAATCTATTTACGATATAAAGGGAAACAAGGCGTATGCTTACCAAGCACCGTTTATTAAGGACAAGGGCGGTCCAAAAGGAATCGCTGCTTCCGCCCAAAGCGAATTAAACAAATAAGTAGGATTTTCAAATGCCAAATTACTCTCCAAAACTCCCCCTAGCTCGGGGAGATGAAACAAGCCACATCATGCTCAAAAATATGTCTGATGTTATAAAACAAAATTTTAAGATGCTGGTCTTGACAGGTCCCGGAGAGAGGATTATGTTGCCGGATTTTGGAGTTGGACTATACAAATTCTTCTTTGAGCCTATTTCTCCTTTGCTTTTTGACAAAGTTAGAAGCAGAATATCTATTCAAGTGAGTACGTATATGCCTTTTCTTAAAATTAGGAACATATCTTTTGTAACCTCCGAAGAAGATGCAACTCTCTCTCTGAATACTCTGTATGTAAAAATAAATTACATTATACCGGCTATAAATGCACAAGACGAACTGCAACTAACTGTTAATAACTATGGATTTTAATTTCTTTCTATTATTAATAATAGAGGAATAATACTACTTATGGAATAAGGAGAAATTATAGAGTGCCTTTTGATAAAAAACGATTAGTTCCAATAAATTATACCAGCAGAGACTTCTCTTCCATCAAGGATGATCTGTTGGGGTATACCAAAAGATATTATCCAGACAATTTTAAAGATTTTAGCGAGGCTTCATTTGGGTCTTTAATGCTTGATACCGTCGCTTATGTTGGTGATATATTATCATTCTATTTAGACTACCAAGTTAATGAGTCTTTTTTAGATACAGCGAATGAATACAACAATGTTGTGAAATTAAGCCGCCAATTGGGATATAGAAAATCAGGCATCCCAGTTTCTTCAGGACCTGTGACTCTGTACGTTGTAATACCAGCCAACGTCTCGGGCGAAGAGGAAGCCTCCACACCCGACTATAGCTATGCTCCTATATTGAGGAGGGGAACAAAGTTCTCAACGACTAGCGGCACAACTTTTACTTTAGCCGAGGATGTTAATTTTAATAGTGTCAACGTGCAGTCTATAGTGGCTACAGTTGACTCTATAAGTGGAGCGCCCCTATCCTACGCTCTTAAGACCTATGGGCAAGTTATTTCTGGAGAATTAGAAATTCAAACGATAGATGTCGGAGAATTTGAAAGATTTCCTAGGTTTCAACTAGATGGCAGCAACATTGTTGAGGTCGTTTCTATTTTCGACACTCAAGGAAATCAGTATTATGAAGTCGACTACTTAACACAAGATACCGTATATGTTCCCGTGAGAAATAATAGTGTTGATTTAACAACTCAAGTATTAAATACGGAGCCTCTATTTTCTTTAAAGCCCCTTCCTGTACCAAGAAGATTTATAACGGAAACAAGCAGGGATGGATTTTTTATCCAATTTGGTTTCGGATCAGAAAGCAATATAACAAACGAAGTAATTTCAGATCCGTCTAAGGTTGCTATGCAATTACATGGCAGAGATTATGTTAGTGACAAGTCTTTTGATCCAACAAATTTAATTTCAGGTGATAAACTGGGTGTTTCTCCATCTAATACAACTTTATCTGTTGTATATAGAATTAACGGCCCTAATAATGTAAACATTGCTTCAAAATCTTTAGTTAATGTTAGCGAGCAAGTTTTTGATTTTAATGAAATTAATACCTTAATCGACTCAAAAGTCAGCAATGTTATTAACTCTTTAGAGTTTGAAAACGAAAATCCCATTGTTGGAAGTACCAGAGAGGATAGCTCTGAGGAAATAAAATATAAAGCATATGGTATGTTCACTTCTCAAAACAGGGCAGTTACACAGCAAGATTATATATCTTTAATTTACAATATGCCAGCTAAATTTGGATCAGTAAAAAGGGCATCAATTGTTCAAGATTTAAATTCTTTTAAAAGAAACTTGAACATATATGTTATTTCTGAAGATCAGCTTGGCAATTTTGCTAACTCAAGCGAAACAATCAAAAACAATTTAAAGGTTTGGCTATCCAACAACAAAATGATCAATGACACGCTGGATATTTTAGACGCTAAAATTGTAAATTTAGGTCTTAATTTTTCTATTATAGCGGATACTAATTTTAATTCATATGATGTTTTAAACTCCGCACTAAGTCAATTAAAGTTTTATTTTTTAAATGCTAAAATGAATATTGGAGAGCCAATTAGGTACGGAGACATATTGAGGGTCTTAAATAATGTTCAGGGATTATTGGATGTTGTGAATTTAGAAATAGTAAAGAAGACAGGCTCGGCGTATTCGACATCAATTTTCAATATTGATCAAATGACTACAGCAGATGGGAGGTCGATAATTGCTCCATCTGATGTTGTTTTTGAATTTAAATACCCGGATACAGATATAGTAGGGACAATTAAATAATGGCTATTAAAAGATATATTGCGACAGCAGACAATACGATAACAAATGCCTACCAGATGGACTTGAGTACGCGAGGTACTGGATCCAATATGGGCGCAGCAGACACCCTTGAGGCTTTCTATATCTATGGTCAATCATCACAAGGAACTGCTTCTGCCTCCAATAGTTCTGAAAAGTCTAGAATCTTAATACAATTCGATATCGATAAGCTTAACCAAGACAGAGCAGACGGAAAGATCCCAGCTAGCGGAAGCGTTGCTTGGTATCTCAATATGTATAATGCTCCTCATTCTTTTACATTGCCAAAAGATTTCAACATGGTTGTAAAGGTGTGTTCTGGTTCTTGGCAAGAAGGTCGAGGTCTGGATATGGAAAATTATACAGATCAGACCTACGAAGGTACTGGATCTAACTGGTTGAGAAAAGGTGCTCCGGGTGATGGTAATTCTACTTGGTTAACTGAGGGTGGTGATTTTGCAGAAAGCATTCTATCGCCAGCGTATACTGTCTCTTTTGTCGACGGAACAGAAGATTTATCAGTAGACATTAGTAACATTGTTGAAGACTGGATGACTGGTGGCGTTGCTGCCTCCGGTGTAATAATTGCAGACGAATCAGGTACGGTACCGGACGATTATAATGGAACTGAATTTTCTTTAACAGACGCCCAAGGAACCTCTGTGACGTTCAAATATGATACTTCTACTGCCATTAGTGCTGGAAGTACAATCGGGTTAAATGGAGCATCTTCGAATTCAGATGTTGCCGACAGAGTTGCGGAAGCAATAAACAACACATCACAGCTAAGAGTGACAGCAGTCAGAAATGATCCCGGCACTGCAAATGCTCTTACGATGCAGGACATTGGATTAGCGGGAAATACAGTTGGCGGATTGGGTCTTATAGATATTACTAGTTCGACAGGTCAGCACTCAAAAGTTGATTTCGCATCAGGCACAGGAATCCCCAATTACGGACTAGGAGTGTTCCTATCTTCTAGTTTTGAAACAGGCTCTTATTCAAATTATACCAAAAAGTTCTTTGCTAGATCAAGTGAATACTTTCTGAAGAGACCAAATTTAGAGGCTCGGTGGGATTCCACAAATAAAGACAATGCTGCGAATTTAATACAGAGCAGTTCTCTAGCATCTGCGACAGACAATATAAATAACATATTCTTATACAATTACGTAAAAGGCAAACTACAGAATATACCTGCGTTCAAAGACGGAGCGGGTGCAAATCAGGACGCAGAGGTAATAATGGTTAGCCTTTATTCAAATTCTGCGGGAAATGTTTACGACAAGCTTAAATTGCCAGTTGGTGGCGGTGTTTTGGCAAATACTCACACAAATGTAACGGGCGGCATCGTAGACACAGGTATTTATACAGCCTCGTTCGCAATATCGCACTCGGAAGGAACGGCTGGCTTTTCTGGCTCAGTTTATCCTGTCTGGCATTGGAATGATACAACTATATTCAGCACAGGCTCTTCTTTAGAACTTAAAACGCTAGACGGCTATGATCATAACCCAGATCCAGATTATGTCACAACTATAGATAATTTAAAAAGCTCCTACTCTAGAGAAGAAGAGGCGAGATTTAGGCTATTTGTTCGATCTAAAAATTGGAATCCGAATAATTATACAGTGGTACAAGGAACTCAATCACCAGAAGTTATTGAAGATGCCTATTTTAGCTTATATAGAATTACGGACGATTACGAGGTAATTTCTTACGGAACTGGTTCTGCTACGTCCCCACAGGCAACTAGCTCGGCAGGCTCTTATACAAGATTATCTTATGATTTATCTGGTAATTATTTTGATTTAGATATGAGCATCTTGCAGGCTGGGTATGAATACGGATTAAAATTTGCTTATTACTCGAATGGCTCATATAGAGAGCAAAAAGAAGTATTTAAATTTAAGGTAGGTGAATAATGTCAGTATACG